TGGCGACTTAAAAACAAAAACATTATTTGAAGATGTAATGTTAATGGATAGAGCAAGTAGAGACATAGGACAAAAAATATTTGTTGATATATTCAAATTAAAAGACTTAATTGAATATATGGATTATAATAATTTTATGTTAGGTGTAATACAAACAATTTTTACCGATAATAGATTCACACCATTTGTCCTTCCATCGTATGCCAATTTTTACAACGTTCAAGATGTTAGTAAGAATGCATCCCCTAGACCAGAAGGGACACTACAATTTGCAAATAATTTATTTGGAACGTTTTTGGACGTTGATTATAGAGATACCTCATCAAAATATATTGCAATTTATGCTTATGTACCAAGCACACATTTGGCAATGAATGAAAATGTCGATTACAGATATAGAGATGACGCATTTGACTTGAGAAGGGCATCAGACAATCCACTAATAGAAAGTCAAGATGGTAAAAACGATTGGGATAAATCAAATAAAGTGGTCGGTTTTAATGTCGATATCGGACCTCAAAACCAACAAATATTCAAACAGTTAGATATCGCACAAGATCCAGGAAAACCAACTGCAGAATCGGAACAGATGCTAACTCAAATGGCAAATACATACAGGAACAGAGGTGGAACATCACAAAGTGTGTCACTTTATAATGTATATAAAAATAGAAGTTATAGATGTTCGATTGATATGTTAGGTAATGCCATGATACAACCTACAATGTATTTTAATTTAAGAAACGTTCCTTTATTTAGTGGTCCTTACATGATAACAAATGTAAGTCATAGAATAAGTGAAAATGGTTTTGATACGACATTTGAAGGACAAAGACAACCATTCTATAGTATTCCTGCCATAGACACATTGTTACAATCACTAACATCCAAAATATTGGAAACATTAAAAGAAAAACTTGAACAACAAGATAAAGAAATAAATGAACAAAACAACATATTAGCACAAAAGTCTGACATTATTAATCGTATAAATTCAGAAAAAAATGTGTTGACTACAAATCAAAATTGTCAATCTAACCTAAATTCGACTTTTGCAGAATTCACAAATACAACACCAACTACAACATCAATTTCGTTCAAAGAGGCAAATGATGTGATAACCAAAAAAATTAATACACTTTCAATAGGTAATACCGCTAAAGGAAAATTGTGGCATTTCATCATTGGAACAATGTATGTAGAAACAGGAGAAGGTAATAAATATACATCAAAAGATAATAATTATGCTTCAGTAAATTTGAATATTAATCCATGGGGAGGATCCTCAACATATTTTAATAAAAAGTATTTCTGTGTGAATAGAGGAAATAATCAAAATATACCATTAGCATCTTTTGATTCATTCGACATATTCATTGATTTTTTCATCGCCAAGTTCAAAAGTAAAGTGAATGGAATAGGACAATATACTTTAGATGAACCAGAAAAATACAGAGTTGAATTAGCAAAAGCAAACACAATTTATTGGCCCGAGAATTTGGAAGAGTCTGTTTGGACTTCACTTAACGAACAAGAAAAGAAAAAATTGGAAAATAAAATTGCAATACCAATAGAATACATAATAGCGCAAAATGGAAGCTAATTTTTCTACATTAGTAGATATTTATAAGAAAAAAGATATGAATACAAAATTAATATTAGATAATTACTTGGGAAAAAATACAAGAATGTCTGAAAAAGACGCTGGAAATGGATTCAAAGAAGTATGTGACTTGGATACAGGAGATTGTTATACAATCAGAATGAAAGACGGACTTATTGAAAGGGTAGATAACACTATGAACAGGTTCAAAAAAATTCAGGTTGAAACAAAATCAGGGATAAAAACATTATTAAACGGTTAAGACATGGCAATCGACAAAAAAATACTAGAAGAAATACAGAGATATAGAAGTATTAATCAATATATTAATGAACAAGCACCCCCACCACCAGGTGAGGAATTGCCACCCCCTCCAGGTGGAGAAGTGGGAGCATTACCTCCACCACCTGAACCAGGAGCAGAACCAGGAGCCGCACCCCCAACTGAACCAGGGGCAGAACCAGGAGGTGAAGCAGCTCCAACAGGAGCAACACCTGTTGATGTGGCAACTGATGCGGACGTAGAAGAAGTTTCAGGTGAAGACGAAGAGGGTGGTGAAGAAGAAATTGATATCACCGATTTGATAGATTCACAAAAAACAATGGCTGATAAACAAGAAGAGTATTTTAATAATCTTTTCACACAATTATCAACATTAGAAACCAAGTTGGGGGAAATGGATCAGTTAATTAACAAAATAAATGATTTGGAAACAAAGTTCGATCAGTTTCGTCCAAAAACACCTGAAGAAAAATTAGAATTAAGAAGTTTGGATTCAGGACCGTTCAAACAAAAATTGTCAGATTTCTTTGAAGATAAGCAAGAAGAAATGAAACAATCAGGAAAAAATGAATATGTATTAACAACAGATGAAGTGGAAGATTATTCACCAGAAGAAGTTAAGACATCGTTCCAAGATTATGAAGATGAGGAAAATAATGATATGATGTAATTATTAGAGAGGGACATACGTGTCCTTCTCAAAAAATTTTAAGACGATATTGACTGCGACGATACTTTAATTTATATTTTAACTTGTAAACTTTTAATAACACAAATATATGGCGACAAACAATGTTCTAGATGCAGTTTTGGCACAGTATGAAAGCTCAAAACAAAGTGGTTCTTCTTCCACTTCAAAAATGTCACAAGAAGAAAGAATGAAAAAATATTTTGCGGCTATCCTCAAAGACAATGAAAAACAAGGACAGCGTAAAATAAGAATTTTACCTACAACAGATGGATCCTCTCCTTTTAAGGAAGTTTGGTTTCATGAAGTATTTGTTGATGGTAAATGGCAAAAGTTCTACGATCCAGGAAAAAATAACAATGAGCGTTCTCCACTTAATGAAGTGTATGAAGAACTCATGTCCACAGGTAGAGATTCTGATAAAGAACTTGCAAAACAATATAAACCACGAAAGTTTTATATCGTTAAAGTAATCGACCGTGACAACGAACAAGATGGACCGAAGTTTTGGCGATTCAAACACAATTACAAACAAGAAGGAATCTTTGATAAAATTATTCCTATCTACAAAGCAAAGGGTGATGTTGCCGACGCTGATAAAGGACGAGATTTGATTCTTGAACTTACAAAAGCAAAAACTCCCAAAGGTGCTTTCTATACGGTAATTCAAACAGTTATGTATGATGATCCAGCTCCTGTTCATGAGGATGAAGATGTAATGGCAGATTGGATTGGTGATGAACTAACATGGGAAGATGTGTATTCAAAAAAACCAACCGAATATCTTGAAGCAATTGCACGAGGTGAGACACCACGTTGGGATTCTGACAAAGCAGGTTATGTTTATTCTAACACTACTGAATCAGAAGTTTCTATGGGTGGAGCAAAAAAAGAAACAAAAAAAGTTGTCGATCCACAGGTTAACGATGACATAGACGAAGAGCTACCATTTTAATCACTATTCTTACAACGGACACCCCAAGCGGGTGTCCTTTTTAGTTATGATATCAGTATTAACATTGACATATCAACGACCCCATATATTGGAGGAGGCAATACATTCATTTTTGTTACAGAACAACAAAACTTCTGAAATGATAATAATAAATGATAGTAAGCACAGCACATATTATATTGAACACCCACAAATAGTAGTATATAATCTTAAAGAAAGGTTTTCAAGTATATCAAAAAAGATAGAGTGGGGATATAAACAATGTAAAAACAATTACATTTATAGATTAGACGATGATGATTTGTTAGCACCAAACGGATTAAACAGGGCAGAAAAATTCATAAAAGAAAACGAAGGATACGATATATACCGCTCAAAAGAAGCTATTTTTTTTGTTGAAAACAAATATGAAAATAAAACCGCTAATACTAACACAGGAAATATCTACAAAAAAGAATATTTTGATAGAATAAAATTTCACGACAATAGTTTTGGTGAGGATTATGACATCACATTCAAAAGAAATGGAAAAATATATGAAGATGATGGAGAACCAACTATGGTATATAGGTGGGGAATGAACACATATCATGTATCTGGTATGGGTAATATCAGAAATCAAGAAATGATGTCAAACGTGGATAAAATAACAAAAACAAGTATTGGAAAATATCATCTAAACCCCCACTTTAATGATGATTATTACAAAATGATTGATTATACTTAAATAAAAAAATTATGGCAATTAAAAAAAATGATTTCACTTCTCTAAAGAAGAAGTTTTCTACGTCAGCAAAATACAAACCACAACGTTTCTTTGATTTGGGTTCAGAGTTTTTAGATGCGGTGGGACTACCAGGTCCTGCAATTGGACACCTTAATATGTTATTGGGTCACTCTGATACGGGAAAAACTACGGCACTTGTTAAAACTGCGGTAGACGCTCAAAAGAAAGGTATTCTTCCAGTATTCATTATAACGGAACAAAAGTGGAGTTTTGAACACGCAAAACTTATGGGTTTTGAATGTGAAGAAGTAGTTGATGAAGAAACAGGAGAACTTGAATGGGACGGATTTTATATATTCAATAATAACTTTGATTATATCGAACAAATTACCGATTATATCAATAGTATGTTAGACGCACAAGAAAAAGGAGAATTAGAATATGATTTGTGCTTCCTATGGGATTCAGTAGGTTCTGTTCCTTGTAAAATGACATATGAAGGTAAGGGTGGAAAACAACATAATGCATCAACGTTGGCGGACAAGATTGGTATGGGAATTAACCAAAGAATTTCAGGTTCACGTAAGTCTGATTCTAAATACGAAAACACACTAATCATTGTTAACCAACCTTGGGTTGAATTACCTGATAATCCTTTTGGGCAACCAAAAATTAAGGCAAAAGGTGGTGAGGCAATTTGGTTAAACTCTTCTTTGGTATTTTTATTTGGTAATCAAAAAGGTGCTGGCACAACAAAGATTACTGCAACTAAAGATAAGAGAACTGTAAAATTTGCGTCAAGGACAAAAGTATCTGTTATGAAAAACCATATCAACGGTTTGGGATTTGAAGACGGAAAGATTATCGTAACACCTCATGGTTTTATCGCAGGTAAAGACTCAAGTGAAGAAAAAACGTCAATTGAAAAATATAAAAAAGAACACGCAGACTATTGGAAAACAATAATTGGTGTTGATGGTGATTTTGATTTGAAAGAAGAAAAAAGTTATGAGTAAAAAATTGAAAGTTGTAAGCTTGTTTTCAGGCTATGGAACACAAGAACTTGCATTGAAATATATTGGGGTGGATTACGAAAATGTTGCAAATTGTGACAATTTCAAACCTGCTAATGAGTGTTATGATACTTTACACGAAACAACAATGGGTAATTTGGGTGATATAACAAAAATTGATGAATCAAATTTCCCACAATGTGATTTATTAACCTATTCATTCCCTTGCCAAGACATTTCAATTTCAGGTGTCCAAAGAGGAATCAAAGAAGGAACAAGGAGTGGTTTGTTGTATGACGTTGAAAGAATATTATCAACAAATCGCCCCAAGTATCTTTTGATGGAGAATGTAAAAAACCTTGTTTCTAAAAACCACCGTGAAAATTTTAATAAACACATTTATTTTTTAAGAGGGCTTGGATATAGTTCATATTGGAGAGTTCTTAACGGTGCTGACTTTGGTTGTCCCCAAAATAGGGAAAGAGTTTTTATGATGTCAGTCCTTACTGAAGAACCAACCGTTGTAAAGGAAAAAATGATGAATGTAAATAATCATAAAAAAGATAGAGTCAGTATGAATACTTTTATCGAAGATGATTATTCAGAGTCTCTTATTATTGAATGTGATTATACCAAACATACACCACAAAAAAAATCTATCTGTCAGTTAGTTGGGAGAAGAAATGATGTAAAATACGATCAAGCAAGAAGAATATACTCTATAGACGGATGTTCTCCATGTCTTACAACAAGTGGTTCTCCACAAATTATGTTAAAAGACGGAACTATAAGATATATCACTGCAAGAGAAGGTTATAGATTTATGGGTGTTAAAGAAGATGATATTGATATGCTATTAACCACATCATTGTCTAATAGTAATCACGTATCACTCGCAGGAAATTCTATCTGTGTTCCTGTAATGGAAGCTATATTCAGTGAATTTTTCCAAGAATATATTAAAGAAGAAAAAGTATTGTCAAACCATCTTAATGATAGTGTAAATGACTAAAACCCTTTTGGTTGATGGAAACAATCTATTAAAGATTGGTTTTCACGGAGTAAAAGACTTCTTCAACAAAGGAAATCATGTTGGTGGAATATGGCATTTTCTGAATACATTAAGAAAGTTTTTAGAGGAAACAAACTACAATAAAGTTGTTGTGTTTTGGGACGCAGAAACCTCATCATCACAAAGAAGATTGTTATACCCCAAATATAAACTTAACAGAAAAACAAAGAGTTCAGAAGATTTCAAGGAGGAATCTTTTGAAACCCAAAAACAAAGGGTAAAACAATACATGGAGGAAATGTTTGTAAGACAACTCCAAGTAGAAAATTCTGAAGCTGATGATTTGATAGCATATTATTGTCAAATATCTTTAGATGAAGACAAAACAATATTTTCATCAGATAGAGATTTAACACAATTGATTTCAGAGAATGTAACAATATATTCACCAATACAAAAAAAGTTTTACAAAAATGGTGATAAAATAAAGTTATATGAAAGTGAAATACCACATTACAACATTAAAACGTATAAAATAATTACAGGTGACTCGTCAGATAATATTGATGGAATATATTATTTGGGTGAGAAAACATTTATAAAAATGTTCCCTGAAATCCTTGAAACAGAAATTAAATATACCGATATTTTAACAAAGGCGGAGAAACTTTTAACAGAACAAAAAAGTAATGTTGCATTACAAAACCTATTAAGTGGTAAAACAAAAGAAGGTATTTTTGGTGACGAGTTTTTTACAATAAATGAAAAACTTGTCGATTTAGAAAACCCTTTGATTTCAGATGAAGGTAAAGAGATTGTTAGACTGTATTATTCAGAGACACTCGACCCTGATGGAAGAGGACATAGAAACTTAATAAGAATGATGATGGAAGATGGATTTTTTAAGTTCTTACCAAAAGGTGACGAAGCTTGGGTAAATTTTCTTAAACCTTTCTTAAAATTATCAAGAAAAGAAAAACATAAATTTAGAAACAAAACAAAAAAGTGAGAACAATGAGAGAACAAGAAGTAGTAAAAGTAGAATTTTTACTTATGTGTAACGACAACATCGTAGTGCAAAGATTTTTCAACGTAAAAGGATTTAACAAAAATGCACAGAAATCAGTTGAACTTCATGACTATTTGAAGTCATTTGCAGATAGACTACAGTATGATTTGAAAATGCGTTCAGTGGTTTATATGTTGGACAATCAGTATGAGATTTCTGAAAATCCAGAAGTATTAAACACGTCAATTACCGACGGTGATGAAAATTTTAACCTTTTCATTAAGATTGAAGGTATGACAATTTGTCATAGAAGGTTTGACGCAAAAGTCTATCCCCCAAAGGTAAGATATACCGTGGACCTACGCCCAAAGCTGAAAGGTATATTAAGTGACTTAACTGACATTTTTTCAGGTAAAAAATTTAATTTTTTTAATCCCAAATTTAATTGAAATTAGTAGTATTTATCATTACTAACAGGACTTATAACTATGGCGACTAATAAAAATTTTGAGTATTTAGGAAACAATTTTCAGATTCAATTACTTAACCAAATTATTGTAGATAAAGACTTTTCACATTCAATTATTGAAGTTATTGAAAACAATTATTTTGAAAACAAGTATTTCAAAATTATCATTCAGATGGTGAGAGAGTATTATAAAAAATATAATCATACTCCATCATTTGAAACCCTTGAACAAGTGGCTAAATCAGAATTACAACAAGCAACTGCCGTAAAAGTAGTCCTTGATACAATTAAGAAAATCAAGGATTGTCCCATCGACGGAGTTGATTTTGTCCAAGAGAAAGCACTTAAATTCTGTAAGCAACAAGAACTACAGAAAGTAATGAAACAAGCCCAAAAAATTATCGATGGTGGAGAGTTTGAGAACTACGACACATTAGAAGAAATGGTAAGAGAGGCTTTATTGGTTGGTTCAAAAGACACAAGTAATATGGATGTTTTTTCAAACCTAGACCAAGTGCTCGAAGATGATTATAGACACCCAATACCTATGGGAATACCAGGTATTGATAGGTTGTTAAAAGGGGGTTTAGCAAAGGGTGAAATAGGTGTTATTCTTGCACCCACTGGTGTAGGTAAATCTACAATACTTACAAAGATTTCAAATCACGCATTTAACCTTGGATTTAACGTCCTTCAAATATTCTTTGAGGATAACCCAAAGGTAATACAAAGAAAACATTTCACACTTTGGACAAAAGTTCATCCTGACGAATTGTCAGAAAAAAAAGAAGAGGTAATGCAAAAAGTGAGAGAAATTGAAAATGATATGCCGAATGAACTTATCTTAAAAAAATTACCATCAGATACAAAAACTATGATGCAAATCAAAAATGAAATTAGAAAAATGATTGCGGATGGTATTAAAATTGATATGGTTGTTTTGGATTACATTGATTGTGTTGTACCAGACAAAAACCTTGGTGACGAATGGAAAAGTGAAGGTTCAGTAATGAGAGGATTTGAAGCTATGTGTCACGAGCTAAACATCGTAGGATGGACGGCAACACAAGGTAATCGTTCATCAATTTCATCAGAAGTTGTGACAACCGATCAAATGGGCGGCTCTATTAAGAAAGCTCAAGTGGGACACGTAATCATATCCGTGGCAAAAACACTTCAACAAAAAGAAATGAAGTTAGCGACAATTGCAATTACAAAATCACGTATTGGTGATGATGGCGTGGTTTTTGAGAACTGTAAATTTGACAACGCCATGATTGATATTGACACAGAATCTACAACAACATTTTTAGGTATTGAAGAACAAAAAGAAGAACGTCAAAGACAAAGAGTTAAGGAACTGTTAGCGAAGAGACAACAAAGACAAGAGAATCAAAGTAATAATTAAATTAAATTTTAGGAAAAATGGATATTTCACAAAAAATATTGAGTGATATTACGGTGTATATGAAATACGCTAAATTTATCCCTGAACTCAACAGAAGGGAAACTTGGGAAGAACTGGTAACTCGTAACAAAGAGATGCATCAGAAAAAATACCCACAAATTAAGGAACAAATTGAGGAAGTATATCAAATGGTATATGACAAGAAAATACTTCCATCAATGAGATCTTTACAATTCGGTGGAAAACCAATTGAGATTTCACCAAACAGAGTTTATAACTGTGCTTATTTACCAATCGATCACACAGACGCGTTTGCTGAAACTATGTTCTTATTGTTAGGCGGAACAGGTGTTGGATTTTCAGTTCAAAAACACCATGTAGAAAAGTTACCTGAAATTAAAAAACCAAATCCAAACAGAACAAGAAGATACCTCATCGGAGATTCAATCGAAGGATGGGCAGATGCAATCAAAGTTCTTATTGAATCATACTTAGGGACAAAGTCATCAACACCAGTGTTTGACTTCTCTGATATTCGACAAAAAGGAGCATTACTTGTAACGTCAGGTGGAAAAGCACCAGGTCCTCAACCACTTAAAGATTGTATTCACAACATTACAAGAGTCCTTGACAATAAAAGTGATGGTGAAAAACTTACACCAATTGAAACACACGACATCATTTGTTTTATTGCTGATGCGGTATTAGCAGGTGGTATTCGTAGAGCAGCACTTATCTCATTATTTAGTGCTGATGATGATGAAATGATTTCTTGTAAATCAGGTAGTTGGTGGGAGTCAAATCCACAAAGAGGTAGAGCAAACAACTCAGCGGTTCTTCTTCGTCACAAAGTAACGCAAGAATACTTTATGGAACTTTGGAAACGAATTGAATTGTCAGGTGCAGGTGAACCAGGAATTTATTTGTCAAATGACAAAGATTGGGGAACAAATCCTTGTTGTGAGATTGGACTTCGTCCTTATCAATTCTGTAATCTATGTGAGGTAAATGCATCTGATATTGAATCTCAAGAGGACTTTGAGAAAAGAGTAAGAGGAGCTGCGTTCATCGGAACATTACAAGCAGGATATACTGACTTTCATTACCTACGTGATGTATGGAAAAGAACCACAGAGAAAGACGCACTTATCGGTGTTGGAATGACAGGTATTGGTTCAGGTGTTGTTTTAGGATATGATATGAAAGCGGCAGCACAAGCAGTTAAAGATGAGAATGAAAAAGTCGCTAAACTTATTGGAATTAATAAAGCGGCAAGAACAACAACTGTTAAACCATCAGGAACCTCATCTTTGGTATTGGGAACATCATCAGGTATTCACGCTTGGCATAACGATTATTACTTGAGAAGAATTCGTGTTGGAAAGAATGAAGCGATTTATACTTATTTGTATATTAATCACCCTGAACTTGTTGAAGACGAATACTTCCGACCACATGACACAGCGGTAATTACTATTCCACAGATGTCACCTGAAGGCTCTATTTTACGATACGAATCAGTATTTCAAATGTTGGAAAGAGTAAAGAAAGTATCACAAGAATGGGTAAGAAGTGGACACAGAGGAGGACAAAACAGTCATAACGTATCTGCAACAGTTTCAATCAAAGAGGATGAGTGGGAACTTGTAGGTGATTGGATGTGGAAAAACAGAAAATACTACAATGGATTGTCTGTCCTGCCTTATAACGGAGGTACTTACACACAGGCCCCATTTGAGGATTGTACCAAAGAAGATTTTGAAAGATTGGTTGCTACTTTGAAAGATGTAGATTTGACAAAAGTCATTGAGTTACAAGACAATACTGACTTACGAGGTGAAGTTGCTTGTGCTGGCGGGGCGTGTGAAATTGTTTAAGTTATGAATGTAGGAGTTTCAAAAGATTGGGTTCAACAATTGTATGTCCAAGAAACAACAAGTAAAAAACCTGAACCTGATTTCTATAAAGACAAAAACGGGAACATTGTTATGACTGAATCGTTCCACATCAAAAGAGGAAAGTGTTGCGGTTCTCACTGCAAACACTGTCCTTACGAACCACTCTATCAAAAGGGTATTACAACATTAAAAGAATCACTGCGAAAGCGGTGATTTTTTGTTTTATATTACTATTTATTAAAAAAAACACATGAAAAAAACAATCAGACTTACAGAATCAAAACTTATTTCTATAATTAAAAGAATAATTAAAGAACAAGAGGACGTTCCAAAACTTATCGAATTGATGAAATCTATAGACGACACTAACCCATTAGCCTTTAATGCAAAAGTAACTTACGGAGGGAGAACAAGATTTGCAACGGGAATGGCGACAGACAAAACATCCTATGGTAAGTGTCTTGAGTCATTTGGATGGCAAGGACCTGGCATATCAGGTGGGTTCGATCCAACTAAACCACAAGAGTTCAAATTAGTTGAAGGTTGCTCATTCATAATTACTATTGACGGAAAAGCATTCACTTGCACAAAAAATGGATGCGTCGCTAAAACAACCTAATTAAGAAATTTCTATTCAAAAGAAAATACTATAACTTATATTTATTTTATATGGCAAATGGTATTTCTTATGGTATTGGGTTTCCCTTTTTTGATTCAATAGAAGGGAAATATTTATCTACCACAAAAACAACTAATGACGAAGTAAGAACTAATCTAACTCATCTTTTACTCACAAGAAAAGGAAGTAGATATTTTCTACCCGATTTTGGGACAAGACTTTATGAGTATATCTTTGAACCTTTAGACGGTCCAACCTTCGCACAAATAGAATCAGAAATAAGAGAAAGTGTCGCATTATACCTACCAGGTATTTTAATTACAAATGTTGAAATAAAAGATGCAAGCACAATGTATAGTGACCCAGGTGCAACATACATAACACCAAATGGTTCAAGGGAATATAGAGTTCCTGGATTAGCAGAGAAAGAATATACCGCAAGAGTAAGAATTGATTACCGAATTACGGATTCAGCCTTTGGCTCAAGTGATTTCTTAATACTTAATATTTAATATAAAAGATGGCAGAGAAAAAAATATCATATACCGTCCGAGACTTCCAAGGAGTAAGAACTGAACTTATAAATTTTACAAGACAGTATTATCCAGATTTAGTCCAAAACTTTAATGATGCGGGTATTTTTTCTGTCTTATTAGATATTAATGCCGCAGTAACTGACAACTTACAATTTCATATAGATAGAAGTATTCAAGAAACAGTATTACAGTATGCACAACAACGTTCATCTGTTTATAATATTGCAAGAACTTATGGACTTAAAATACCAGGACAACGTCCATCAGTTGCATTGGTTGATTTCTCAATAAACGTTGATGCTTTTGGTGATAAAGAAGATTTAAGATATTGTGGAATATTAAGAAGGGGTGCTCAAGTCAATGGTGGAGGACAACCTTTCGAAACAGTATATGATATCGATTTTGCTTCAGCGGTAAATGCAGAAGGATTTCCAAACAGATTGAAAGTTCCAAATTTTGACTCAACAGGGTCATTAATAGATTATACAATAACAAAAAGAGAAGTTGTTGTTAATGGAACAACAAAGGTGTTCAAAAGAGTTATAACAGCAAATGATGTTCGTCCATTTTTTGAATTATTTTTACCTGAAAAAAATGTTTTGGGTGTTACAAGTGTTTTAATTAAAGAAGGAACACAATATACAACAATACCACAACCACAAGAATTTCTTGGGTTGAGTAATCGATGGTATGAAGTAAAAGCTTTAATGGACGATAGAGTGTTTGTGGAAGACCCAACCAAAGTGTCTGACAACCCTGGTATTAAAGTGGGTAAATACATATTAACTAACAGTAAATTCATTACTGAATACACACCAGAAGGTTTTTATAAGATGACGTTTGGTGGTGGAAACACATCGGCAGAAGATCAGTTAAGAGAATTTACAAGAGACGGCGTTGGATTTGACTTATCAAAATATTCTAATAATCTTGCATTGGGAAGCACACTTCGTCCGAACACAACAATGTTTGTTCAGTATAGAGTTGGTGGTGGACAATCAAGTAATTTAGGTATTGGTGTTATAAATCAAATTGGTGTTGTTTCATTTGCGGTAAATGGACCTTCAGATAGTAAAAATAGAAACGTAATAGATTCATTGAGATGTAACAACCTAACTGCCGCAATTGGTGGAGCAAACCCACCAACTTTAGAAGAAGTAAGACAAATGGTTTCATTTAATTTTTCAGCACAAAATAGAGCTGTTACAATTAATGATTACGAATCTATAATAAGAACTATGCCATCACAATTTGGAGCTCCCGCAAAAGTGACAATTACAGAAGAAAATAACAAAATAAAAATTAAGTTATTATCATACGACAATGACGGGAAACTTACCGAACTAACATCAAATACCCTGAAACAAAACATAGCAAACTACTTATCCAACTACAGAATGATAAATGATTACATATCGGTAGAAAGTGCAAATGTAATCGACTTAGCAGTCACACTTGACATAGTTTTAGATGCAAGTCAAAATCAAGGTGCATTAGTAACACAAGTGATTGATATAGTAACAAGGTATTTTTCTCCTACCAACAGACAAATGGGGGAAAACGTATATGTTTCAGATATTAGAAGACAAATACAAGCATTAGACGGTGTAATAAGCATATCAGACATTCTATTTTTTAACAAAGTAGGAGGACAGTATTCTTCCTCACAAACGTCTCAAAGATACATCGATTCAGAGACAAAACAAATTGAATTAATTGCTGATACAATCTTTGCAGAACCCACCCAAACCTATCAAGTAAGATTCCCAAACAAGGATATTAATGTAAGAGTTCTTAATTTTACGGGTGTCAATTTCTCTTGATAATTTATTTTTCCCATAAAAAGATTATTTTTTGAAAATAGGAAATAAACTATTTATCAAAAAAGAAAATTATTAATGCCCAAATCATATAGAATCAGGACACAGGTTGGTGTTGATAAAGCCGTCAAAGTAAATTTAGAACAAGATTTTGAAAGTATCAACATACTCTCTCTTAAAATATTACAGAGTGACATCTACAATAGACAATGTTCTGATTATGGTGTTGTAGTGGGAAGAGTATTTGTGAATGGTGGGTTCGGATTACCAAACGCAAGAGTATCCGTTTTTATACCTTTAAGTGAAGAAGACTCATTGAATCCTGTCATAAGTGAGTTGTATCCTTACACGACAATTTCAGATGTTAGTGAGGATGGGTATAGGTATAATCTTTTACCAAAAGAACCATCATATGAAGGACACGCTGCCACGGGGACATTCCCAACAAAGGACGAAGTATTATTAGATCCAAGTTACATTGAAGTATATGACAAGTATTACAAATTCACAACAAGAACAAATGACAGTGGTGATTATATGATATTTGGAGTTCCACTTGGAACACAAACATTTTTTTTAGATGTTGATTTATCTGATATTGGTTGTTTTTCTTTAGCACCACAAGATTTAATACAAGCAGGTGTTGCAACCGAATCACAAGTAGATGGTGCTGGGTTCAAAACGTCTAATAGTTTAAGTGAATTACCACAAATAAAAACATTGAATAAAATTGTGGATATTGCACCATTATGGGGAGAACCTGAAATATGTCAGTTAGGTATTACAAGAGTAGATTTTGATTTGACATCTGAAGCAAATGTAAGGATTGAACCAAAGGCAATATTTATGGGTTCAATTGTTTCTACGACTGAAGACGATATGGTGAGAGCACGTTCTTGCAAACCAAAAAACAATACTGGAAATTTATGTGAGTTAGTTGCGGGACCTGGACAAATTTTATCAATTAGACAAACAATAAATACTGACAACGAGGGGTTTCCTATACTTGAACAACACAAACTAGAGGAAGATGGAAAATTAATTGATGGTGACGGTAGTTACTTGGTTAATCTTCCTATGAATTTGGACTATGTTTATACTAATGAATTCGGGGAACAAACCTTCTCGTCAGACCCAACAGTTGGAATACCAACAAAAGGTAGATATAGATTCAAATTCAAATGGGAAAATGAAGGAGGATTACAAAACGAAGTCCAAAGAGCAAACTTTTTTGTCCCAAACATTAAAGAACATGGGTGGGAAACATCGGACTATGATGACGATCCATTAAAACAAGCACCCGTAACACAACCAACAATATCTTTTATAACCCAACCTTTAATTCTAACAACATTTGCGAATATACCGTTTGCGGGCGACTTGATAAATCCAGTCCTTACAAACGTGGACAGCTTCCAAGTTTATATATCCCAACAAGCGTTACCCACAAACTTCCAACCCTACTTAGGTGACGCTAACACGGCAATAACTGGTTTAACTGCAGGTAACATAGTTCAAATAGTCTTTACTCCGACAGACCCAACATTGAACTCATCAATATTTTACACAGGAGCGAACGGGGCTCAAAATGAACTATTTCAAATAGTGGGACAACCTGTCGGTTCTACATACACAACACCAAATAGTATTGGTTTAGTTTTCAGTGAAGTAATAAATACGAGTTCATACACCATTTTTATAAACGGAAATCAATATTTTGGTGATACTCAAGTTATATCGTTAAACGCTGGTGATACAATAGAAGTTATACCAGTTTTCACAGATCCATTACAGCTTTCCACAATAATATATGACATATATGACGAGAATTACTTCAATCTATTGAAGTCATATTCATTCAGTTTAGATTGGGATGATTATGCTGACCCACAAGCGGCTATAGATTGTGAAGATAGTTTTTATGAATTTCATTATAATAAAGTTTATACCACATCAATGTTTTTAGATAGGTATAAAAATGGTTTCGGTAGAGCAAGACATTTAGGAATAAAGGAAATAGACAATAGGACTTGTAAATCAACAACAAATACATTTCCTGTAAATGATGTTATAAGAAATTTTGATTTTTTATTTTTTGTATTTAACTTATTAATTAATATATTGAGCATTCCATTATTGGTTATTCTTTTTGTTGCTCATTTAATTGCTTTTTTATGGCCCGTATTGAAATTGGTTTTAATTGTATTGGGAATATTTCTGATTAGAAATGCAATTATAGAGTGTTATCAAAACATACAATCATCGATACAAATATTAAATGAAGCCGCAGGTACAGTAAGTAGTGGGGTAGGTTTTGTTGTTAATGTTACTAATATACTTGAGATAATAAGATTAACAGCTGTGATAGTCTTCCAAGCGTTACAATGTGCCTTCCAAGTAGCCTTAGCAGGGTTATTTACAGCAGGTGCAGCTATTGCGGCATTAAGAGTAAATGATTTTCCAAGAATAGGACTACCAATGTTAGCGTATCCCGACTGCACAACCTGTGATTGTGATTGTGGTGTTGCAGAGTTAGGTGATAATTTTG